AACTCCTTCTTAGAGCGAGTATTGAGGAGTTCTCCAACAACTGCAGATTCATTTTTACCTGCAATTACAAGAACAAAATCATTGAACCACTCCACAGCAGATGTGCAGTCATTGAGTTTGGGATCAAAGGAAAACAAAAACAAGAAATCGCAACATGCTTTTTCAAGCGTCTTAACACAATATTGCAAAGAGAAAGAGTAGAAACTGATAAGAAAGTTTTAGCACAACTTATTAACAAACACTTTCCTGATTGGAGGAGAGTTTTGAATGAGTGTCAAAGATATTCTGTTGGTGGTAAAATAGATAGTGGTATTCTTGCAACATTTAGTGATGTTGCAGTCAATGATCTTATACAAAATTTAAAAGATAAAAACTTTACTGATGTGCGCAAATGGGTTGTTGATAATTTAGACAATGACACTGGTGTATTGTTACGTCGCATTTATGATAATCTTTATTCATCCCTTGTTCCTAGTACTATTCCTGCTGCTGTTCTCATCATAGCTAAGTATCAATATCAAATTGCTTTTGTTGCAGATCAAGAGATAAACATGTTAGCATGTCTTACAGAAATTATGGTGGAGTGTAAGTTCAAATGAAGAAAGGATTGAAGACTCCTCTAAGGTATCCAGGTGGCAAGTCTAGAGCAGTCACTAAGATGGGACAATACTTTCCTAATCTTAAGGATTACATTGAGTATAGAGAACCATTCTTAGGTGGTGGTAGTGTGGCAATATATGTTAGTCAGATGTATCCACACCTAAAAATTACTGTGAATGATTTGTATGAACCATTGATGAACTTCTGGTCTAATCTTCAGATGTTTGGTGATGAGTTATGTAATACATTAAAGAATATTAAAACTGCATATTGTAATCAAGACTCTGCAAGATGTTTATTTGCAGATATGAAGGATATTATTAATGATAAAAATAATTCTAATCTTGATAGAGCAGTTGCTTTTTATATTGTAAATAAGTGTAGTTTCTCTGGTCTTACAGAGTCATCTTCTTTCTCAGCACAAGCAAGTGATTCTAACTTCTCTATGAGGGGTATAGAAAAGTTACCTGAGTATTCTGAAATCATCTCACATTGGCATATTAATCAGTATTCATATGAGTATTGCTTCAGAACAGATATTCATGATGGATTGTTTATGTATCTAGATCCTCCTTATGATATAAAGGATAATCTTTATGGTCACAAAGGATCAATGCATAAGAAGTTTGATCATGATCAATTTGCTGAAGATTGTTCTAATAGTTCAGTTCATCAAATGATTAGTTATAACTCTGATCAACTAGTAAAGAATAGATTTCAAAATTGGAATACCACTGAGTTTGATCTTACCTACAGTATGAGATCTGTTGGTGAATATATGAGAGAACAAAAAGAAAGAAAAGAACTGTTGCTACTTAATTATGGAACTAAAGGATTGGCTTAATTCTATCAATTTTACTAAGGAAGATTTGTCTTATGATATAAAGACATATCCACCTTTCATTATCAATAGATGTTTATCAGGGTTTATTGATACCATAATGTATGCTAATGAAATGAATATGTATCATAATTTAGATAATGATATGCAATATTCATTTTATCTAAATAGTGTGAGGAAAAGGAAGAGATTCTCTCCTTGGCTCAGAAAAGATAAAGTCAATGATTTAGAATGTGTCAAACAGTATTATGGGTATAGTAATGAAAAAGCATCCCAAGCACTGAAAATTCTAGATAAACAACAACTGAACTTTATTAAACAAAGACTTGAAACTGGCGGAACACAATGACTACACAAGAACCACAGGTGAACTGGTCTCCTGAAATGATGGTTGAAGTTTCACTAAATGAACCTGATGATTTTTTAAAAGTTCGTGAAACACTGACTAGAATAGGAGTTGCATCTAGAAAGGAGAATAAATTATATCAGAGTTGTCATATCTTACACAAACAAGGTAGATATTATCTTGTGCATTTTAAAGAGTTATTTGCACTAGATGGTAAGAAAGCAAATCTTACAGTTAATGATGTTCAGAGGCGTAATCGCATAACTAAGTTACTATCTGATTGGGGATTGATTGGTATAGTGCAGGAGGATTCTGTTATGGATATTGCTCCCTTAAATCAAATTAAGGTTCTTTCATATAAGGATAAAGGTAATTGGATACTAGAACAGAAGTATAATATAGGTAAAAAGAATAAGGTACAGGAAACCACACCTGAATAAAAAGACTTTCTTGTATAATTAGTATTGGATGCCTTAGGGGTCCACTATTAACTAAAGACGCTTATGGAGGTCTATTATGTTTGGTCCTAATTCACTTACGCTCTCAGTTCCAGAGACAGCAAAATACCTTGACACTATTCATAGAAATAGCATAGGTCTGGAAGATTGGATGAGAAGACTTGATAATGCTTTTGAAGCAGGAGATGTCAATTATCCACCTTATAATCTTGTAAAAGAAACAGATACAAGATACAGACTAGAACTTGCTATTGCAGGATTCAATAAAGATGATGTTGAGGTTACTACAGAATCTAATAGATTATCTGTAGAGGGAAAACAACAAGATACTGGTACAGATGAGTATCTACACAGAGGGTTAGCATCTAGAGCATTCACTAGAACCTGGACTCTATCTGATGATGTTGAGGTCAGTGAGGTGGACTTTACAAATGGTCTTCTTACTGTTAGATTAAATAAGATAATACCAGAGCATCAGAAGAGAAAGGTGTATGAAATCTCAGGTAAAGAAGTTAACTAAAGAAGAGATAGGGTACAAAACCACAGACAAAATACGTCAGATGTGGTTACTCAATCCACATGACCATCATTTCTTGTATGTAAGAGATGATGGTTCTTTTTATGGTTTCACCCATATGAAAGGAGAAGATCCAGAGGAGTGGTTCTGGGAGGCACATGGTATACAATTAGAGTTGTTCCCACCAGAACCACCTAAGTCTAATCCACCAACAGAAGAGCAGATTGCACGCGCTCCACATCTCAATATGTTAGAGAAATATTATGGTAAAGATTGGGAAGTTAAACCAGTTGAGGGACTAGAGGATCATTACTAATGGCTTTTGTAGTACCTGAATATACATGTAAGCATCCCATATTTCCTCATCACAATACTATTGATTTAATGTATGATGCCATAAACAATGGGTGTGAGAGAAAGGATTGGTATGCATACCTTGATTTTATAAGTGAGAATCAATATGATTTTGGAGGAGGTTGACTGTTTAACTTTTTATTGGTAAAATGTTATTAGGAACTGTTATGTTATGACTGTAAAACTTATTATTTTAAAATCAGGAGAGGATGTAGTTGCTGATATAAAAGAGATGGTAGTAGGAGAGGGCGATGATGCTAGAGTGGTAGGATATATTCTTCATAAACCATGTGGAGTGAGTTTAAATAGTAAAAACATAAAGATTGATGATGAGAGAGATACTTTTCAACTTAAATTGTTTCCTTGGTGTCCTCTAACTAAGAACACTAAGATTCCAATTACAGCTGATTGGGTTGTTACTATAGTTGATCCAATTGATAAAATTACACAAATGTATACTAAAGAGGTATTAGGAGATGCAAGTGAAAATTCTAGTTCTGACCAACAATCAAATTCTGATCAGTCAGATTGAGGAGGTTTCTCCTCTTGACATAGGAGATCCAAATTGTAAGTTGATTGAACCATTCATATTAAATGATGATAGTTCTCTTTCTCCTTGGTTAATTGATGTTACTAATGACAATGAATTTATGATTTGTTCTGATAAAATACTAACATTGGTTGATGCTAAACCCACACTACTAGAGAAATATCAAGACTTGATTAAATGAGATTCTACACTAATGTGCAATTGATTGGGAACAAGTTCCTAGTTCGTGGTTATGATAATGGTGAGCATATTAAATTTAGAGATGATTACAATCCAACTTTATTTGTTCCCACCAAGAAAGAATCTAAGTATAGAACACTAGAGGGTGAGAGAGTTGAAGCTATTCAACCTGGTGCTGTGCGTGATTGTAGAGATTTTTACAAGAAGTATCAGGATGTAGAAGGATTTAAAATCTATGGCAATGATAGATATGTGTCTCAATACATTTCTGATAAGTATCCAGAGGATGAGATCAAGTTTGACATATCTAAAATTAGATTAGTTACTCTTGACATTGAAGTTAAGTCTGAGAATGGTTTCCCTGATCCAGAAACTGCAGATCAGGAAATTCTATTGATCTCACTTCAAGATTATAACACCAAACAGATTATAACTTGGGGTGTAAATTCATTTGTCAATAAGCAGAAGAATGTAAATTATATTGAGTGTGCAAATGAGTGGACATTACTTCAAAGGTTTATTGATTATTGGAGCACTAACATACCTGATGTAATAACTGGTTGGAACATAGAGTATTATGATATCCCATACCTATCCAAGAGATTGAATAGGGTTCTTGGTGAGAAGGAGATGAAGATGTTGTCCCCTTGGGGAATGAATACTGAGAATGAGATTTACATCAAAGGCAGAAGGCATCTTTACTATGATGTTGCTGGACTTACTCAATTAGATTATCTTTCTTTGTATAAGAAGTTTACCTACAAGGCACAAGAGTCTTATAGGTTAGATTATATTGCTGGTGTAGAACTTGGACAGAAGAAACTAGATCACAGTGAGTTTGATACATTCAAAGATTTCTATACACATGGGTGGCAAAAATTTGTAGAATACAATATAATTGACGTAGAACTTGTTGACCGCTTGGAAGACAAGATGAAACTGATTGAACTGGCATTGACTATGGCATATGACGCTAAGGTTAACTTTGCAGATGTTTTCTTTCAGGTTAGAATGTGGGACACTATCATCTACAATTATTTGAAGAAGAGGAATATTGTTATCCCTCCTAAAGATAGGTCTGAAAAAAATGATAGATATGCAGGTGCTTATGTCAAGGAACCAATACCAGGAAAGTATGATTGGGTGGTCAGTTTTGATCTCAATAGTCTGTATCCTCATCTTATTATGCAATATAACATTTCCCCAGAGACCCTCAGGGAAGCTAGACATCCCAGTGCGAGCGTTGAAGGGTTCTTAAATGAGGAGGTTAAAATTGATGGGGATTATGCAGTTTGTGCAAATGGAGCGCAATATAGGAAAGATGTGCGTGGATTCTTGCCTGAACTTATGGATAAGATGTACCAAGAGAGGGTCATATTCAAAAAGAGAATGCTCAAAGCTAAGCAAGAATATGAGAATAAACCTTCAAAGGCACTGGAGAAGGAGATTGCTAGGTGTAACAACATACAAATGGCAAAGAAGATATCTCTTAACTCTGCTTATGGTGCTATTGGTAATCAGTACTTCAGGTATTACAAACTTGCCAATGCAGAAGCTATCACTTTGTCTGGACAAGTATCCATACGCTGGATAGAGAATAAAATGAATGAGAAGATCAATAAGATCTTAAAAACAAAGGAGGTTGATTATGTTATTGCTTCAGATACTGATTCCATCTACCTTAATTTGGGTCCTCTGGTTGAGCGTGTATACGAAGGACGAGAGAAAACTAATCAGAATG